CCTGACCAGCGAAGTCGAGAATCGCTGTCACGCAACATGTCACGTGACGTCACGGCCCCAGAGGAGAGTAGAGGAGAACAAGACTCTAGTTACCTAAGAGAGTCAGCTACGGAAAGTAGCGGGAACAGCGGAATCGCCGCCACCCCAGGCGCTGCACTCGTCAACGAGATCATCCCCCGCGAACACCCCGACGCCGTACGCACGCTGCTCCGGATTCGAGCAAGCGAACTCCTACGCGCCGGCCACGCTAAAGCCGATGTCGCTGCAGCCCTCGAATTGTGGCTGAACAAGCCCAGTCTCGGCCCCAACGTCCTGCCATCGCTGCTGTCCGAAGTCATCCGATCCCGCACCGCGCCCGCAGGCCGCACCGGCCCCGGCGCCGACAAGACACGCGCATTCGCCGAACTCGCCGCCGAAGAACGCGCACTCGAGCAAACCCACGCCCCCACCGCCAGAAGGGAACTCACGTGATCACCCGAGCTGACGCCCTCGACCTCATGGCGATCGTCACCGCCTGCCACCGCCGCACCGGCCCCCGCCTCGACGACCGCGACGTCGCCCGCGCCACCGCCGACACCTGGGCCGAACTGTTCAACGCACACCAGCTCCAACTGCCAGACCTCAAGGCCGCCGTCAAGATGCGCGCACAATTCGAGACCGACGCACCAGAACCCGCCGAGATCATCAAGTTCGCGCGGAAGATCCGCCAAGACCGCCAAGACGCCCAAGGCCCCTCGCCTGAATACGAAGCGCTCTGCGAATCGAAGGCCGAAGACGCCGCCGAACTGGAAGAGCTGCGCCGGCAGCGCGCCCTGGCCCCCGCGATCGAGCGGCCCGCGCTCGTCGGAGTGATCGCCCAGATCTCCGGCCGCAAAGCCATTGAGCCCGAACAGGTTCAGCCGTGATCGGGCCCGAACACTGCTGCCCGATACCCATCGGCAGTCGCAAGCACTGGTGGACCTGCCCCGAATGCGGCCAGCTGTGGCGCAAGGTCGATCGAGCCTGGAAACTCACCGCGCGGGAAGCCAACTGATGCCCGCACTCAAAGCCGCAGCGATGGCAGCCGGGAGCTGGACCGCGACGCTGGCCGCATGCCCCGGCTGCGGCGTCAACCTCCACCACGAGCCCATCGAACACCGCCCGGACTGCACCACCGAGCCATCGCCGCTGCTGTGCGAGGACTGCGGCGACATCCGGCTCCCCTCCGAACGCAGCCGCCGGCCATGGCGCTACGACCCGAAATCCCAGACCTACCACTGCCCCAACCACCCGAAAGGCAAGCCCACATGACCGACAAGCCGCCACTGACACCCGCCGAGCACATCGCTCGCGCGAAGGCCGAACTCACCAGCGGAGCCGAACCTGGCTACGCCACAGCGCACGCGCTCATCGCGATCGCCGAACTCATGGCCACCAACATGGCCGACGCGATCGTCGACGCCACCACACGCGGCGCTGTAGCCGGCGCCGAGGCGCTCGTCACCATCCTCAACGTGTTGAACCCCGCCGGGCAATCTGGCCCCTGCTACGTCTGCCAGAGCGCCGAGAACGTCGTCGCTGGCTGGTACTGCACCCAGTGCGCAACGAGTGGCCGCCGATGATGACCGTCAACGAACTCATCGACCAACTCATGGACTACCCGCTCGACACCCCCGTCCGGGTCGTCGTCGAAGACGAAACCGACAGCAGCCCACCAGCCGACATCTACGGCACTACGCGCGTCGTCGACTGCCCCGACGGTCCCTACATCGAGATCGGGGCCAGCCTGTGATCGCCGCCGGGATCGACCCGTCGCTCACCTCGACCGGCGTCGCTGTCCTGGTCGACGGCAAGCTGAAACACGCCGCTAGGTACGGACGCGACGGCCGCGACACCGAAAGCCACCGCACCGGCAACAACCGCATCCGCATACTGCGCACCGAGGTCTGGAAAGCCGCGACGATCGCCGGCACGCCCGACATCGTCGTGATGGAAGGACACCCTCACACCGTCAACAACAGCGGGCACGTCTTCGACCGAGGCGGGCTCTGGCACATGATCTTCGAAGCGTTCGACGCCCGCCAGATCCCGATCGTGACCGTCCACCCCGCCACACACAAAGCCTGGGTGACCGGCGCTGGGCAGGCGTCCAAACTCGCTGTGATCGACGTAATCGACGAGTGGTACGGCGACCAGCTCGACAAACCGCTCGCCGAATGGCGCAAGTGCCAGAAGGCGGACGACGTCGCCGACGCCCTCGGATACGCCACCATCGGCGCCTACAAGCTCGGCGACCCAATCCCGTTCGAGCCAAAGATGCGCCACCAGACCGGCCTCGCGCAGCTCCCCTGGCCGAAGATCGCGCGGGCACGCTGATGGCCGCCCTATCGATCATCGCGATCGCGCTTGGTATCGCCCTCATCGCCGCCTTGTTCGCGGTCGGCGTGGTCGCCATGTCCCGCATCAACGGCTGGAAACTGACGCTTCAGATCTGGGCGGCCTCGGCTCTCGTCACCGCGATCGCTGTAGCGGCTGCGCTGCTCATCGGTTGCGGAGCGGAGCACCTGTGACGACCAAGCCGAAGCCGTACCCGTGCCAGAACTGCGGCACCGTGACCCTGGACCACCACCTGTGTGAGGCGTGCTGCCAGCAGCTCGCGCAGATGCTCGACCAAATCCCTTGGCTGATCAAGGAACTCGACGCACGCGTCCAGAAACTCGACCGCGTCAACCTCGGCACCATCGGCCGCGCCAGAAGCCAGGACAGCCTCGACGTCATCGACTTCGCCGCCGCCGAGAAATCGCGGGCCGTTCGTAAGCTGCTGCTGCGCTGGGTTGTTCACGTCGTCCAGCATCACACCGGCCGCATACCACCCGAACTGGCCTCAGTCACAACACCCGACCTCGCACGCTGGCTCAAGGTCAACATCCCCGCCGTCACACGCCTAGACGACGCCGGAAACCTCTACAACGACGTAAAGCGGCTCGTCGGCACCGACACCGCCCGCACCGGCTCGCTCGTCGCCGCCATCAACCCGCTGCAGCGCCACCTCGTCGGACCATGCCCCACCGTCACCGGGCGCGATCGCCGAGGCCAGTCCACGCACTGCGGGCGCATCTTGTACGCCGACACCTACGACCGCACCGTTACCTGCCCGGCCTGCCGGCGCGACATCGACATCGAAACCACCCGCCGCCACGCCGCGGCCGAGCGGGATTACTACACCGCCGACCAGCTGCTCGACGTACTCCGAAACATCGATGAGGAAGTCGAGCGCGACACCCTCGACGCATGGATCAAAGCCCGCCGGCTGCGCCCCGCCGGCCGACTCCACAACGGCGCCATCGTCCCCACCCACACCCACGACAACGAGCCATACGTCTACAGCGTGAAACGAGCCCGCAAACTCCGCGCCCGAGATAACCGACTCAAAGCCAAAGCACGCTAAGCACTTTCGGGGACGTGTAAAC